GTATGTAATTCATTATTTACGGCACAAATGCCTGTGGCATCTTCAGCTAAGATTACAGGATCATATGAAATGACAGAACCAGCTCACTCGGCTATTTTTAACAGAAGAGTTGTTGGTGGGGAAATCATGATTGTTAACAAATACTTAATTAATGATTTTGAGAAGATTGGAATTTGGTGTGAAGACTTGAAAAATGAAATTATTATAAATGAAGGATCAATTCAAAACATTAATTTCAATAACTATTTGGACAGTGAAGATAAAAATTACAATAAGAAAGTTAAAAGAATTGAGCATTTAATTCCTAAATACAAAACTATTTGGGAGATCTCACAAAGAGAACTTATTGATATGGCGGCAGATAGAGCACCATTTATTGATCAATCACAATCAATGAATATCTATATGGCGAACCCAACTTTATCTAAAATTACATCATCACATTTCCACTCTTGGGAAAAAGGTTTAAAAACTCTTTGTTATTATGTAAGAACCAAGGCAATCTCAACAGGAGCAAAACATTTAGCGTTAGATATGTCAAAACGTGAAAAACCTAAAGTAACTCCTGAACCACCAAAAGTTGACTACTCTAACTTGAATTTACCACCAAGACCTGAGAATTCTGATTTTGAATGTTTTGGATGTTCATCCTAAAATTAAGAATCACTACTTCGGTAGTGATTTTTTTTTACTTAAAAATTCTATAACTTATATTTATATGTGATATGGCAAATGGTATTACATACGGTATAGGGTTTCCCTTCGTTGATTCTTTTACTGGTAGATATTTGGATGTTACCGAATCTACTGAAGCTGAAATTAGAAGTAATCTAGTTCACTTACTTTTAACAAGAAAGGGTAGTAGATATTTTTTACCTGATTTTGGAACAAGATTATATGAATATATATTCGAACCACTTGATGGTCCTACGTTTTCGGATATTGAGGCAGAGATAAGGGACACTATTAGAACATTTATGCCAAACTTACAAGTCACGAATATTGTTGTTGAACCGGCATCTGCAGGACTTGAAGATAAAGGTTTCACTGTAAATGAATACGGTGAACGAGAATTTAAAGTTACAAACATTGCCAATTTAGAACATACGGCAAGAATCAAAATTGATTATAAAATCACTGATTCGGCATTCGAATCACAAGATTTTGTTATATTAAATATTTAATGATATATGGCTGAAAAAAAGATATCCTATACGGTCCGAGATTTTCAAGGAGTAAGATCTGAGTTAATAAATTTCACAAGAACTTACTATCCTGATTTAGTTCAGAACTTTAATGATGCTGGGATTTTTTCAGTAATGTTAGATCTTAACGCAGCGGTAACTGATAACTTAAATTATCAAATTGATAGAAGTATTCAAGAAACCGTATTACAATTTGCTCAGCAAAAGAACTCAGTTTATAATATTGCAAGAACTTACGGTCTTAAAGTACCAGGTCAAAGACCATCAGTTGCTTTAGTTGATTTTTCAATAACAGTTCCTGCTTTTGGGGATAGAGAAGATATAAGATATTGTGGTATCTTAAGAAGAGGATCTTTGGTTAATGGTGCAGGACAACCATTTGAGACTGTTTATGACATTGATTTTGCATCACCAATTAATGCTGAAGGATCGCCAAACAGATTAAAAATACCAAACTTTGATTCAAGTGGTAAATTAATAAATTATACTATTGTTAAAAGGGAAGTTGTCGTAAACGGTGTTACAAAAGTTTTTAAAAGAACAATTACGGCTAATGACGTAAAACCATATTTAGAATTATTCCTTCCTGAAAAAAATATATTAGGAATAACTAGCGTTTTATTAAAACCTGGAACACAATACTCTACAGTTCCGAACCCACAAGATTTTTTGAGTTTAGGGCCTGAAAGATGGTATGAAGTAGATGCTTTAGTTCAGGATAGAATTTTTGTTGAAGACCCAACTAAAGTTTCAGATCAACCTGGAATTAAAGTTGGAAGATACATCACAACCTCAAATAAATTTATTTCTGAATATACACCACAAGGTTTTTGTAAAATGACTTTTGGTGGTGGTAACATTTCAGCTGAAGAACAATTAAGAGAATTTGCTCGTGACGGTAAAGGATTTGATTTAAGTAGATATACTAACAATTATGCAATGGGTGCGGCATTAACACCAAACACAACTTTATTCGTTCAATATAGAATAGGTGGTGGTTTGGCTAGTAATGTTGGTCTTAATACGATCAATCAAATTGGTACAGTTTCATTTGCAGTTAATGGACCTTCTGATTCTGTCAATAGAAGTGTTATTAATAGTCTTCAGTGTAATAACGTAACCGCTGCGATTGGTGGGGCTAATTTACCAACAACAGAAGATGTTAGAAACATGGTTTCATTTAACTTTGCTGCTCAGTACAGAGCTGTAACAGTTAATGACTACAATTCATTAATAAGAACAATGCCGTCTCAATATGGTGCACCGGCAAAAGTTGCGATTACTGAAGAAAATAATAAAATTAGAATTAAAATGTTATCATATGATACAAACGGTAGTTTATCTAATGTTGTATCAAATACTTTAAAACAAAACATTGCAAATTATTTATCTAACTTTAGAATGATCAATGATTACATTTCTGTTGAAGCGGCAGAAACTATTGATTTAGCGGTCACTGTCGATGTGGTATTAGATAATAGTCAAAATCAAGGTGCAATCATTTCAAAAACAATCGAAATCATTAGTAACTTCTTCAATCCATTGGTTATACAGTTAGGTCAAAACGTAAATATATCTGAACTTAGAAGATTAATACAAGCCGAAAATGGGATAGTTAGTATTTCTAATGTTTCTTTCTTTAACCAAGTAGGAGGTCAATATTCTTCAGCACAAACATCTATGCCTTATTCAGATCCTGTAACAAGACAAATACAGCCTACGGCAGATACTTTGTTTGCAACTCCAACACAAATCTATCAAATTAGATTCCCAAGCAAAGACATTAATGTAAGAGTATTGAACTTGAAATCCGTTAATTTCTCATAGGGATTTATTTTTTTTCAAAAGGGACTATTTTTCTATGAAAATAGGAAATAAACTATTTATGAAAAAACGATTTTTTTAATGCCAAAATCATACAGAATAAGAACCGAAGTTGGTGTTGACAAGTACATCAATGTAAATTTAGAACAAGATTGGGAGTCTTTAGAAGTACTCTCACTGAAAATACTTGCGAATGATGTTTATACAAGAATGTGTGCCGACTACGGAGTTGTGGTTGGTAGAGTTTTTGTTAATAATGGTTTTGGTTTACCAAATGCTAGGGTTTCTGTTTTTATTCCTCTTGATGATGCAGATGAATTAAACCCTGTAATTTCAGAATTATATCCATATAAAACAATTACCGATACTAACGAAGATGGTTATAGATATAACTTACTTCCTAAGTTACCATCATATAGAGGACATCAATCTACAGGATCATTCCCAAATGTATCAGATGTTTTGATGGACGATTCATACATTGAAGTGTATGACAAGTATTATAGATTCACCGTTAAAACTAACGAGAGTGGTGACTTTATGATTTTTGGTGTTCCTGTTGGAAACCAAACTATTGTTATGGATGTTGACCTTTCAGATATTGGATGTTTTTCATTATCACCACAAGATTTAATACAACAAGGTTTGGCGACTGAATCTCAAGTTAATGGATCAACATTTAAATCCTCGACAAATTTAAGAGAACTTCCACAAATTAAAAATTTAGTATTTGACGTTGATGTGTCTCCTTTTTGGGGTGATCCTGATTTATGTCAAGTCGCAATAACAAGAGTTGATTTTGATTTAACAAAGTTGGCCAATATTAATATACAACCTACCTCAATTTTTATGGGGTCAATTATATCTACTACTGATGATGATGCATTAAAAGTAAGTTGTAAACCAAAAAACAATACGGGAAATCTTTGTGAAATAATTGCAGGACCTGGTGAAATTTTGGCTATTAGACACACAATTAATTCTGATGATCAAGGATTACCAATTCTTGAACAATATCAAATAGAAGAAGAAGGAAAAGTAATTGATCAAGATGGTACATACCTATTGAATGTTCCTATGAATTTGGATTATGTTTTTACAAACGAATTTGGTCAACAGGTATTATCTGACGATCCATCAAAAGGCATCCCAACAAAAGGTAGATATAGATTTAAATTCAAATGGCAAAACGAACAAGGTTTACAGGGTAGTTTCCAAAGAGCAAATTTTTTAGTTCCAAACGTTAGAGAATATGGATGGTCAAGTTATTTAACAGATCCATTAACAACTTCTTCACCCTCAACATACCCTTATAATTTAGGTGTTGGTGTTGTTACGGGATCTACGGTTGTTTTTGCAACGGCACAGGGATTGGCGGAACCAACAACTACTAATGTTCAGTCTTATATAATTTATATAAACGGACAACCATATACAGGAACTTTAAACGCAATTGAGATAACACCAGGAACACAACTTCAAATTGTTGCAAATCCTGTTGACCCATCTCAACCACAGATAATAACATTCAAACAATATCCACAAGCTTTATTTGATCTTTATAGATCATATGCTTTTAGTACTGATTGGGATGATTATGTTGATAAACAAGAAGCAATCAATTGTGAAGATACTTTCTATGAATTTCAATACAATAAAGTCTATACAACTGCAATGTTCTTGGATAGATACAAGAATGGAATTGGAAGGGCAAAACACTTAGGCATAAAAGAAATTGATAACAGAACTTGTAAGTCAACTGTTAATACTTTTCCAGTAAACGACATCATAAGGAACTTTGACCCTATCTTTTTTATATTCAATGTACTTGTTAATATTTTAACATTCCCAATTTTAGTATTATTATTTGTAGCCCATTTAATTGCGTTACTATGGCCAGTATTAAAATACTTGTTATTATTCTTGGGGCCATATATTGTGTATCAGGGTGTTTCTGCGGGGGTAGATTTAGTTTATTACATTACAAGTCTTGGTGATTTTGCACCATTAGGAGGACCGGTAATTTCAATTGGTACTATTTTACAAATTATTGCTCAAGGACTAAAAGTTATAGTCCAAGTTGCTGCTGGTTTGGCATTTACATATTTTTATACAAAATTTTTAATTGAAAATACTCAAAATGGTAGAATAGACAATTTCCCAAGAATTGGTTTACCTATGATTGCATACCCTGATTGTACAAGTTGTGATTGTGATTGTGGGACCGCGAGTATGGATGATGATTTTGATGCAAATACTTTAGCTCAAGAACAACAAGACATTCAAAATGGATTACAAGATCCCGCGAGTGGTCTTGGATTTGATGTAACATTGGCACAACCAAATAGTATTATTGCGCCCGTTAATTCTGCAGGGTCTTACGATATTGACCATCCTAATTTTGAAAACGATGCAAATGGGGATGACCCATTCCAATGTGGAAGTACAGGAGGATATAAAACTTTTCAGTCATTATTAGGACAAAACGATATTGATACTGCAGTTGCGGTAAAGGCATCGTTAGACTTCAAAAGAATAATTTCGGGTTATGATGTGATATCATCAACAGACCCAAATAAGTTGTACAATAATGAATTGTATTTATTACATGCCCCTCAACCATTTTTATGGTCTGCTAACAAATTAGGCGCAGGTGTTGCGGATGAAAGATACTTTGCTTACCCAACAACAACTACATTCCCACAACAATTAAATCAATTTAATACTAGAGATAAATATTTTTCGGGGGTAAACCAAATTAAAACTACTGTTAACCCAACTTCAGGATCGACACCATTTTTTGATCAAGTTGTTGTTGTTTTAATGAACTCAGGGACTGCGGCTTCTATTACACCTGGAGGACTTTGTTCATTCCAAGATCCGAACTATATGGATTCAGGTTCTCAGTTTAGAATGAGAAACCTTACGGGAGCGACTCTTAATCAATTTAGTAATAATGCAATTACAGGTTTAACCACAACAGGTGTTACAACATACACTGTTAACTATGCTAACCCAACCAATCCAAACGGAACATCAAACTCTTCGTCTGTAATTTTTATTAATCAACCACAAGTTAGTCAAGTTGCCGGAAGTTTAACACAAGAACAAAGTTATTTACAATACCCAACAGACGTAGAATATTACCAATTATTAACAGGATTAACTGTGAATGATTTCATAAACAGTTCTTTGGGGACATCAGGTTATTACAAAAGTGCTTATTTAGAACACAACGTACAGTTTAATTACCCAATATGTAGTGGAAATAATGTACCTGTTTGTCCATCATTTGGTACGTATACAATTCCAGATGTAATTTACACTATGCCAAATTGGCAGAATTATGAGATTTGTATTTTTGTTAGAGGTGTCGATCCTCATACATCACAACAAACAATATCTTATGATGTTTCTAAAATTTTTGGACACACATCATTCAACGGAAGTGTTGTGATTAGCGGGAATTATTATTTGAATGTACCAATACAAAGTTCCACTGTACCTCAAAAACCTCAAACACACAATACGACAAATAACAATAATGTTAAATTATATTTTCCATCTTATAATTTTACAATTACTCCACCAAGTGTTAACCCAAACAATTATAGTGGTTTTACCTCAAATTTACCTTATTTTTATTTAAGTACTGATGACTCACCATCATATACCTCAGGTCCAGGTTGGTTAAACGTATCGACGCAAACTCAAGGTTCTCCTTTTGTTTATGTAGATGCAAGTTCACAATATACTTTACCAAGAAACCAAGTAAACCCAACAACATATGTTGGGGGTGGTGCGTTTTTAGGATGGATTGGTAACAATCCGTTTTCATCTAATATGTTAACGGATACCGCAATCTCTGACGATAATCAAAAGAAACAATATTATAATACTAATGCAGGATATTTCCAACAACAATCTTCATGTGGAGGAAATGGTAATGTAAGTTCTTTATATTCTCCGGCATATTATAATCAATCTTATTCACCTATAAATTTTGTCAATTCACTTCGTATTGTTATGAGAAGTGATAGATTACCGACATCTACCTTTGTTGAAAATGGTGGTAACGCAGCAACTGGATTTGCTTTACATCAAAATAATAATTTTACGGTTTATACGGTTAATGGTCAGTTAGAACCACCGACAATAACTGCAGGTGCCGATTTACCATCAGGTGATAGTTTTGATGAAGGAGGTCCTACATCTGGGTTAACATCGACTTTAACATGTGAGGGGATGGTTCCTTTAGAGTGTTATAGTGGTTCAGGAAATAATGTTGGTGTAATACCTGCAAATCAATGTTCCATACCTACTAATAGAATGATTAACGGATGTTACTGTCTTCTTAATAAAAAATATGTTAAAGAATATGGTTCAGATGTTAGATTATTCTTAGAATGGAAAGTTAGATTTACTATGAACTTTGCCGCTTGTAGAGGGGTGTTTGCTCAAGTATTCCAAAATAATTGGGTCAACGGAGTTCTGTACATGTTTAATTTCAATAAGAGATTAACTTTTGGTGTTAATCCATTAATACCAAATTATGATTATTGTACTGATGTTATTGTATTTGATGATATAAACAATAGTTTCTATTATAGATCATCACCTTGGAATAAGAATATTCAACAGTTTATTGGAAAAAATAAACCACAGGTAAATCCATTGATTCCACAAAGATTTGCCACATTCCCTGGTTTTGGATATAATGACAGACAAATCCAATTCCCAACTACACTCGTTGATTTAGGCCCGAGAGATTCTTTCATTAATGAAGTTTGTTGTGGAGCAGGAGAAAATGGATTTGGATCCTACTATGCCGACCAACAAAAATCAACCTCTTATCAAGATAATTCCGATATTATCCAACTTGGGTTCTTATCAAGAATATTGAACGAAGGTGTAAGACAAAGGATACTCCCAATTGGACAAGGTCAAAATAATACTGAGGGTAAAGGTATCGAACAGTTCTTTAATAGTACAAGAGGTGGTTATAGAATTGATGGTGATTGGGCACAAATGTTGTCAATCAATTCAGAATGGAAAGTTTTACCGTTCATTAGTGAAAACCTTTTAGGTCCAAATGCAAATGATTTTATTTTCTTTGGTGACAATTATTATCCATCAACTCCTCCATCGGGTGCAAACGACATAAAACCTGTAATGGGACTATTTTTCCAAACTCCACTAGAAAATTTAAGATATAGAAAAATCGAATCACCAGGTATTGAAACGTATAACTTTAACCCATTAATTCAAAATTACTTTGGATATGGTAAATCACAAGTGGTTCCACATTACAAGTGGAGTTTAAAACAAAGTAACCCAAGTCAAAACATATTTGGAACCGAAGACAATAATTGGTATACAAATGTTGTTGGACAAGGTTTCTTTAAGAAAAAATACCAAGATTTAGATTTTACAACTTTGGGTGAAAAGTATATTACAAGTACCACTAATTTAGGTTACATTTCAAACTATACATTAGCTGGTGTACCTGAACCACTTATACCGCCCTCAGTTGTCAATCAGGGACAACCTATTGGTAGCGCAAATCAAGCAGTAGTTGTCGGAGCACCTTACCATTTCTACTTTGGTTTGAACAATGGTAAAACTGCTTTGAATAGATTCTATAAACTTTATGTAGCAACAACAGAAGAATGATGACAGTAGATCCATCAACAAGAATAATAGAATCAACGCAGAGATATAAATCGGCACCAAAAGTTGATCAATTTATAAATGTACCGTTCGCTCAAACTTCAAAAGATTTAATTGAGTATGATAGAAGTGTTGATTTGAGTTTGGCAACTGTTTTTGATGAAGAAAGACAAGCGTCCACAATATTCAGACCTGTCACTAAATTTACGGTTTTGTTTGAAAACGCTTATACTGGGTCAACAAAATATGTTCCATATAGAGATAATCTATATTATACCAATGAATTAAATAATGCTATTCTATATTATCCAGCAGGAAATTTTGGACCAAATCCATCAACAGTTCAGACAGTTCCATGGACAGGATTCCCACAATATTCTGAATTTGATTTTATAAGAACGGATAATGATGTTATTGGTTATACTCAACCACCAAACAATCATTTAAATTTTAAAAATGTAAGCGCAACAACTTACAATTGGAGTCATTATTTAAGTTATGCTTTTATAAACGATTACAATAAAAATTTATTTGCGGTTGAACCTAATACTCAGATTACTTGGTCTTGGGTTGCGTCAGATGGTTTACCATATTATATAATGGTGGGTAATGATTTGAACGGTCTAAATATAAAATTTAAGTGTCCTGTAGAACACGGTTTGCAAGTAGGTGAATTTGTTTTACTATCAACTAACTACAATGGAACAGAGATGTTCCAAGTCTCAAGTTTAGGAGATCCTGGAGATGGATCAGATGCATTTATTTTTAACATTAAAAATATTGGTTATACAGGAACAACATTTCAAACAAACTCACAGGGTACTTTCAAAAGAGTTATAAACGCAGCAAACTCTGCAGATACAGTAAGTGAATATTATGTACGAAAACATAGAATACTAACAAATCAAGAGTGTTCAGTTTTAGTAAACGCAGGGTTTGAAAGAAATATTTATGGTGATAAAAAAAAATGTGAGGTAAAAGTCTTAACACCAAATAATAAAGCGAGAGTTTCAACAAAAGAAGGAAATAGGTCATACACTCTTTCGTTTAACTGTGATATTGATATACAACCATTAAGAGATAATCAAGGTAGACCTTTGAGTGAATTATTTTTTACGTCAATTTGGAGGGGATATTTTGGGTGGACAAAAGATCTTAAACAAGGATGGTACTTCAATACATTCTTAGAAGACAAAAAACCACAATCATGGTGGGATGACAATAACGTTAATTCAAATGCGATTGTTAATCAAAACAGTTATGTTTCATTGTTAGGATCGGGACCTTTCTTTTATAATGATTTTTTACAATCTGGAGATACAATAGATGGTGATTATTGTGAATGGAATAATTATGAACAATTTGAAAGAGTTATATCTTTATATCAACATAAGATAAAATATAACCAATCATGGTTCACACTTTATAATGAATTTATACCAACAAATCAACCTGGTTATTTTTATCAACCACATAGTGCAATACAGATCGCCGCTTTCTCTGACTATATAGAGGAAGGTAGTTCATCAAACGTTGTTGGTATTCCTGATTACGCTTACTACTCTACTATGGCAGCATTATTCAGATGGAGAGATAAATATCCTTATGGATTTATTGATACTGATGGTATTGGTGTTGATTACCCATTTTTAAACAATGCTCATTACCCTTATAAAAATACAATTTTTAGAATTACTCCTGAATTATATAACATACCAAACGATTATGCAATTTCAGGTTCGGTTCCATTGAACATAACAACAATAGCAGAACCAACGACAGATGAATGCGAATAGAATAAAAATATTAAAAACCGAACTTGAGCAGTTTGTTAATATACCAATTAACATGCAATGGGATTTCACGGGAAAAGACGATGCTATTGATGAATATGAAATAAGTGTTATTGATCAAGTTATTGGTCCTGCGGCAGACTTCGAAATCGCAAGATTTTCACATAACGTATTTCAAAACCAAGATACAGGAATTAATTATGAATTTTATTTTTATGATGATTCGCAACCAATAACCGCAAATACTGTAGGTAACTGGAATATTTCATATTTGAATAATGGATTTACTGCAGAAGAAATTTACTACTACTCAAAACCATTCACCAAATCCTTTTTCAAATTGGATTTTTATGATACTGCAGATGAAAGAGATCAACAAATTTATTTATCGGTAATTTTAC